ATGGGACTGTGGCAATTCAGTATACTATTACAAATAAAAAGAGGGGAAATAAATCCCCTCTAAGTTTAAATTATAGTTTCTTATTATAAGTATCACTACTTAGGTTAGATTACGTACTCTAAACGTTCTATAATAGATATTTGCATTTGAAGCTGTGTCACGTGTACCAACTACACCATCACCAGCAGTTGTAGCAAATGGATTTGCTACCATTCCATAACGAGTCTTAAATCCTATTTTGGGTTGGAAGCTGTCTTGACCGATAGCTCTTACCATTTGGAGTGGAACATATGGGCAATAGAATAGACCAGCATCATAAGGTGATGTACCCTTATAACCTACTGTGCATAGTTCGTCGCCATTTGTTGAACCACCGAAGTATGGATCAATATAAACTTTGATACGACCATGGAGAGTACCACAGAATGTATTACCTGTGTCGTCTACTTGGAGATTTGCTTGAAGCGCTGGTGTATAATCTAGAACACCTGCCATAGCAAGAGCTGATGCTACGTCTGATGACACGATTAGCATGTTACCCTTGCCTCTACGTGTAGCACGAGCAATAGCGTTAGCTTCACGTTCGATTTGGAATACTAGACCCTTGAACTTTTCAACTGACCAACGACCATTTGAATCTGTATCAAGATCGAATGTACCAGCTGTTGTAACACCATATTGTGCACCGAGTGTTGCTGAACGGTAGATTGTACGAACAACTTCACGATTGATTTCAGCTAAGATTTCTGTTGAAAGAATATTAGCCAATTCAGTTTCAGCATCAAGACCATGAACTGCTTTAAGGTCTTGTGCAAGTTCCATTGTGTACTCTGCTTTTAGAGCACGGCTTCTTGCGGTAACTGTAACTTTGTCAATGCTGAATGCCATTTCTGCAAAAGCATTGCCTGTTGACCCGTCACCTAGAGCTTCAGCTTGTGATGTTGTCATACCCTTACCAACAGCATATGAAGCACCGTTTGTCCAGTCAACATATGGATTTGTATTACCTGCTGGATGTGAACCAACACCTGTTAGACCCATTGCAGCATTTTGTGAAGAGAATGCTGTATTTGCTTCGTTGAATAGAGCTTCAGTTCCAGTTTGTGAAGAATAACGTGAGCGCATAGCAAAGATAAGCCCTGTTGGACCAGTCATTGGCTGAACGCCGCAGATATCATAAGCAATTAGGTTAGGAAGAGCACGACGAACAAGTGAGATTAGGATAGGATCATATGAACCGATATTTGTTCCTGAACCAAGACCACCACCTGCGTTTGTTGGTGCTGCTTCGTTTAGTTGGCGTGATTCTTCTGCCATTGCCTTTTCTTGATTTTCAAGAATAACAGCAGTGACAGCACGACGGTATGGGTCCTTAATTTGTGCTAGACCGTCAAAGTCTAGCACTGGAGACCATTTAGATTCAAGTTGTTCTGTTAAATACATTTTACTTTAATTCCTTTTCTTTTTGTTATAAGTTATTTTAATTGTGTTTTGCCGAGAGCACGGACATAGGCACCCATTGGGCCTTGGTGGTCTTCAGCAATTAGTGATCTACCATCTGCAATATCAACATTATCAAGTGTTGATTGTGAGTTGACATTTACAGGGAAATAGCTTTCTTTTAGTGTATATACTTTTCTTGCAAATTCATCAGTAGTTGTGAAATCGATGTTTTCTGCAAGAGCTTTTAGTTTTTCTGCTTGTGTAGATGTTAATCCTACAGTTGCTTCGCCTAGAACTTCATATTTTCTAGATTCAGCAAGCATTTTGTTTAGTGAAACATTACGTTCAATTTCTTCGTTTAGTTTGCCTTCTAGAGAATCAACTTTTTCTGCAAGGCCTTCAACGATAGAAACTTGTTCTTCTGGAACATCGATATAATGTTCTGCAAATAGGTTACGAAGACCATTCATAAAGTCTTCTGTTAGTTCGGAACGAAGACCAGATTCAATTGCAATTTCGTTTTCTGAGATCCATTGTTCGACAACATAGTTTAGATAGCTGTCAACTTGTTCTGTTAGTTGTTCCATAATAGATGAAACTTCTTGTTCTAATGATTCAGCATATGCTTCCTCAATAACAGCAAGTTCTTCTTGGAGTCTTGTGTTGACTGCTGATTCGAAGATTGTTTCAGCCTTAACACGGAATTCTTCGGAAAGATGTTCACCAGCTAAGAGAGCATCAACATGTTCTTTCATTGTCTTTGATGATTCTTCTTTACCTTCTTCTTCACCTTCTTCTTCGGCTTTATTATGTTTACGGGATTTTTTCATCATTTTTGATGGTTTTGCTGATTCTTCCTCTTCTTCTGCTTCTTCTGAAACAAGTTCAAAGTTTTCTTCAATGGCTTCAGCAATTTGTTCTTCGGAATATCCTTCTTCTAGCATTGCATCAATGAATGCTTCTAGTTCTTCTGAAATTTCAATTTCTTCGTCTAAAGCAGTATGTGCACTATTTATATTCTCTTCTCCTCTTTCTTTGGAAGCTTTTCTTGTTGCATACCCTGCGAATTTGGCGAGCTGTGCTTCAAGTTTTCTTTTTTCTCGACCAGTGAGTGTGCCACCGGCATCTTTACTTGCTTGTAATCTATCCGCTGCGGCTGCGGCTGCCGCACGTGCTTTTCCAGAACTAATTTCATTAAGTTGTTCTTCGTCTAAAGCTTCTTCTTCTCTGGCTTTACGCTTTTGAGCTTTTTTAATGTCTCTATACATTTCTTCTATTTTCTTCTTTTTATCATCATCATCTTCTTCCATTTCTTCAGCCATTGGACCTTGACCTTGTGTCTTTTTTGGTTCTGGTCCTACAGCGGATACTCCGGAACGGGATTTGTCTTTACCAACTTTTCCAGCTGCTTTTGCAGAAGGTGGAATATCTGTATTGTTTACCAATGCTGGTCCAAGGTCTTGTGCTGATTCCATACCACCTGGAGGCATTGATCCAGGATTAGCAAAACGACCTTCAGTTCCTCTTGAACCTGGTCTTAATGTTGCCATATTAGGTGTCATTTGTTTTGCACCACGATCTGGATGACCAGCATCCATAGGGCTTACAGAAGGAATCATACCTTCTTTCATCAAAATAGACTTTGCTGTTTCAGTTAGTGACTTACCCATTGTTGATTAACTCCTTTTATATGGTTATCTTTATTTATATTATTTTAAATTTTACGAATAAA